ACATAGACATAGTTAGAACCATTGATAGCCAAGTCGATACCATTGGATACTGCTGTTTTTGCACGAGTATCGGTAAAGTATAAATTGGTTCCTTCAGGTAGATCAGTGGTCGAAGTAATAGTAGTGCCCGGGACTCCTTGTGCACCAGTATCACCAGTATCACCCTTAACGCCTTGCGGTCCAGTTGCACCAGTTGCACCATCAGTTCCTGCAATACCTTGAATGCCCTGTGGGCCAATTGCACCAGTTGCACCAGTTGCTCCATTGGTTCCATTGGTTCCATTGGTTCCTGCAATGCCTTGAATGCCCTGTGGGCCAGTTGCTCCTGCACTGCCTTGTGGGCCAGTTGCACCAGGTGCACCATCAGCTCCTGCAATACCCTGAATGCCTTGGATACCCTGCTCGCCCTGAGGGCCTGGTGTCAATTCAATAGTAGCAATTGAATCATCGACATATGCAATATTGGCATAGTTATAAGTTGCAACCTTAGTAGCAACTCGTTGATCTGTAAAGTATAAGTTTGTGCCTTCAGATAAGTTGGTAGTTGACCGAGTGCCCAACCAAGTATTAGCAGTTGCAGTGAAGTCGGCAGTATTTAACTTATTGCCCAAATTTGTGCTAACTGTTGTGGCAAAGTTTGGGTCATCACCTAAGGCAGCAGCCAATTCATTTAGTGTATCTAATGTGCTTGGGCTACTATCTACTAAGTTGGCAATTTGTGTTCCTACATAAGCATGTGTGGCCACTACTGTATCATCAATGCTGATTGCACCGGAAGTATTGTTGTAAGTGATACCAGTTGAACCACTAAGAGCAGCCCGCGCACGATTATTTGTATAATATAAATTTGTGCCCTCAACTAAATTTGTAGTTGTTTTGGTAGAAAGTCGTATGTCAAAATCAGAATTCAGACGAGCAGTTGTATAATATAAATTTGTGCCCTCAATTAAATTTGTAGTTGTCTTAATTCCTAGTCTAGTATCAAAATCAGAATTCTGACGAGCAGTTGTATAATATAAATTTGTGCCCTCAACTAAATTTGTAGTTGTCTTAGTAGCCAAGTCAGCTGTAAATCTACCATTGGTATAATATAAATTTGTGCCTTCAGTCAAATTTGTAGTTGACTTAGTGGCAAAATTTGTATTAAATCTTGTAGTAGTATAATATTGGTTTGTAGTGCCTTCTAGCACTGAATCAGTGTTTAAAACTACATTTCCAGACTGGCCATTTACTGTGTCCACTGGATAATCAATTGCAGCAATACCCATAGCAACTCTAGCGTCAGCACGAGCAGATGTATAATATAAGTTTGCAACTCCTTCTGATATTACATCAGAATTTGTAGTGCTTAGAGCTGTAATTACTCGAGCAGTTGTAAAATATTGATTTGTAGCACCTTCACTAAGATCATCAGACGATGTTGGCAATACATAATAATTAGTTAGATCATTACTGAACTTTAATTTACCAGTAATATGATCAATGATCACAACAGCGGCACCACCAGAATTACTCAGTAAGAAACCTACATCACTATTTGAACTACTCTGTCCAATGTAAACAGCATCACCATAAAAATAAGCCTCATCAGCATGCGATTCAAATGATCCGTGTGCTGCATTACTACCTTGAATGAATGTTGTAGTTGTTAATGCTAAACTACTTGCATCAAGAATTTCTTGTAAACTTACATCACCCGAAAATCCATTAATACTACGAACACCGGATAAATTTTGCCATGATGAATCCTTATCAAATGTGATTACATTATCAATCGAACTAGGATTAGCACTATGCGTAAATGGATTTACATTTATACTACCACTAATATGATATAATCGATACATTGTGTAATAAGGCACAGTTATACCTGCATCAATTTCATAATCTTGACGAAGTAATACAATATCACCAATTGAATATTCAGTAGTTGCATCCCATGTTTTCAGATTGATAGCACGATTAATGCCTTCGACTTGTGGAGCAGTCAATCCAGTTTCACTGAATAGTAAAACCCAATAATCAGTATCTACGTCGGGTGCAGCAGTTATACGTGGAGTCGTATCAATATAGACATAAACACTTTGTTCATTACGAACTAAATCACCACGATGATAAATTGTTTCTGAACTCCAATCACTTCGAAATGCTTCATCTAGTGTAGTAGTCTGAATCGTTGTAGCTGCTGTATAGATTTGCACTACTTGAGGTGCAGTGCTTACAGAGATTACATTAGTTGTGGTTTCAACTTGGATTGGATTTGAATCAACTGTAACTACAGGCCCGGATTGCGTAGTATTGACCAGAACTTCTGGTCGTAGGATTGTTACGGTAAAAGCAGCCATAATTATACTCCTAGTGTGATAACTTGATAACCAGCACCTGTTGCTGGATCACCAGTAGTCACATCAGGTTCCCAGCATTGAATAAGAGCAATACGATGTGTATTGATCTGAGCAGGAATAGAATTAGTTCGCCAAGTAACACCAACTACAGTGACTGGCACTCGAGCACGAGCATCGGGAAAAATAGGGCCAGTATACATGCCACCAGGCAATGTAATATTTACTATTCCAGTAGCAGCATTACCTACTGTAATATACATTTCTGAATCAATTTCTTCTTTGGGGAAATATCCAATCACCTGACTATTAGCGAAGTTTGGTTCACCAGTTGCACGATTAAAGCTGACAGGATCAACTACTAATGTTTGTTGATCAATTTCAAAGGTCCAGCCTGTGATGTCTTGACCAAAATTGTAAACTAGTGTTCGTTGTGTGCTGGGAAACACTTGTTCAATAAGAATATTGTCTGCACCACCAATATACTCTGCAAAATCTAATACACCTGCCATGATAGGACTCCTAAAGGAAAAAGCACTGAACTAAGGTCCAGTGCTTTTATTTATGCATTATAAATTAACTTCTGTTTACAAGTTCTGTGCCCAAAATGATGCACTAGGATTTAGAACCCACCACCCTGCTGATCTTGGAGCACGTAAACCAATAAACAATTGCCAATCAGACACCCCACCTGCAGGAAAAGTAGGAGCTGTGCCTTCAAAGAAATCTGTCCATTTAACAGTGTTAGCAAAGTTAAATGTCCAGGGTCTATTAGTATTATAGAGCGTAGCACCATCAGACTGTTCAACCCATTGTTCACCTACAGAATTAAACAATAATGCACCCGATGCATATATTGAACTGTTAGCAAACACAACATCAACTTCAATGGTATTATAATCAGTGACAGCAGTAACACGCACTCCAATCCATTTATTAGCAATACTACCTACACCAGAAGATATTGTGCCAGGTGTCCAGGCTGCACCCGAATTGGTTAATGTGCCAGCCCATTGATTAGTGCTATTAGCATGTTCTCCACCGGCCATCCATACTGTATCACCTACCTGAAATGTGCTTGTTATATCGGCATAATTTGTAGCATCAAAATCAATTTTAGTATGTGTGCCCACAGTGGTCATTCCTGTAACTCTCCAAGGACCAGGAGTTCCAGTATTAGTTGAGGTAGCACCATAGTTTGCTGCAAGTCCTGTATCTACAGCTAGTCTACGGTATTGTTCAGGATTGTAAAATACTCCAGCACTACGCATTCTAGTATAATGTGAAGAGCTGCTTAAAGGCGTATCCCAAGTATAATTACTACTAGGTTTCACAATATAAAATACTTCTAACGATGGAGCATTAGTTGTCACTGTATAAGTTCCACCAAATGCAATCTGATCCGTAGAGCTTAGGAATTTTCTAACTCTATTTTCAATACGATCTTCGCCGCCTGCTGGCCATCCTGCAGAAGTTGCAAACACTGGAGTATAGAAATTATCAGCTCGCATTGCGATACCACTGGTATCAGGTGCAATAAAGCTTTCTACTTGTCCAGCATCATATACCCAAGGCCCATTGCCTCGTTCTAATTTACCAATTTCAAAATTAGTCTGTGGTGCACCATAATTAGAGATAGATGGACGATAAGGAATCGGTCTATCTAACAAACTAACCTGAGTGTTGCTATATTGTCTAGAGGCCGTAGTATAGATTGGATAATCATACTGCGTAGTGCCTGACACATATTTGTCTTTAAGCACACTACCTGTATAAATGCTAGCAGCTTCTAAACTACCACGAGCAGTAATATTTGAGAATTCAGCAACTCCATTGTTGGCAATTCTCCAACCTTGAGTTCCGGCCACATAGTTATTGCTCTGAATATTCATAGTGTAAGTATCATCAGCAAAGATCTTACTTGCACGAACACTACCTGTAACCAATAGACTACCGTCGATTACATTATTCACAGTGCTCCAGTTAGCAGAATCATTTGCACCACCAATGGCACCTACCCAAATTTTAGTAGCAGTGAATGCAACACCATTATTAAATTGTGTTACTGTATCACCAGGAATAGGGCCACCACTTACTTGTGCAGTAGTATATGCACTAGTAATATTGAATGCAGTCCCAATGATACTCTGATTAAAAATTCTACTGCCACGATTACCAATACTACCAGTTGCACCAGTTGCACCATCTAAGACTTTCACTATGCTGATATCATCATAATATCTGCGTAAATCAGCAGTATCACCAACATTATTATACCATACACGTAGCGTAGTAACAAGATCACTTAGACTATTTGTTGCTAAATTCTTGGTATTATTAGTGCCGCCGGAAGTCAATGTGCCGGTTCCAGCTATAAATTCCCAACCAGCAGCAATCTGACCACTTAATGCACCTGTCAGACTGGCATTAAGTTGAATGCTAGTGGGACTTAGCACACCTGTATTACTAACTCTAACTTGTTGACTACTAGCAATTGCACGTATGTTAGCTGCATTTAAACCCGGTGCCCCAGCTGAGACTCTATTAAGACTGAATTGCTTAACGTAGCTTCCTGATACCCCTGTTTTTGTAGCAGTAATAGTCAATACGCGACTACTGACAGTCATACTATCAATGGCTACACGTCCAATGCGTCCATCAGTCCCTGTATATACAGTTCGAGTGTAACCTAGGGTAGTATCAACAGCCGGCGATACAGTAAATGTCCATTGTGAGGCATTAACAGGTGCACCCTTTTCATACACATAAATGTCTGTAAATGCGTTTGTATAGTTACTAACTAAACCCGTATAATCAGCACTTAAATTGTGCACTTCATTAGTCAGAAATATTGAAGATGCAGCATCAGCACCAGAACGCAACAAACTGATATTGATGATACTAGTAATACTATCAGATCCAGTTTTTGATGCAGTTACAGTGATAGCACGTCGAAATACTGTTTCACTGATAGTCCCGGGGATTACAGTTATTGAATTGATAGTAAGTTGATTATTTGTAGCAGTAAACATAGGACGAGCATATTCGTATACACTACCTAATGCAAAATTAAATGTCCAACCGGTAGCAAGACTACTACCAATCATAACTGATGCATTGATTGTTGCCGGAAATTGTGTGCTAGAGAATACACCCAAGCTTGTTGCAGCAAAACTGATGGCCTGATTTGATAACACCAATGCTGCTATATCAGAACCTTCTCGTAATAATATTGGAGTAAAGTCATCAAAATAATCAATGCCATCATCTCCTAATAGTCGAACTCTAAATTTTAATTCTTCTTGCCAGTATTGTCGACTTAGAACAGGGGCATTACGACTAGATACACTACCTGATGTAAATGTCAGAGCTTGGAAATTATTCAGATCAGCACTAGCAACACCTGTTTGTTCAATCTCTACATTATTAAGAACTATATACCAACGCACCGGTGTAGTGCTTGCAATATTTGTTCTGTTGACAACTAGAGTCAGATTCGTAGGTGTATAATTAGTGTTAGCATCAACTGTATTCTTTGGCAATACGAAGCCGATAGGACTTAATATTTCAACTCGTCTTGCAACTCCTTCTAATCCTTGACGTTGCTTAACAATAGTAAATGTTCTATCTATATTGATACCGATATAAGTTGCACGAACTACTACAGTGGCACGATCTGCTGTAAGTGTGCTGATGCTTATTCGCCCAGGTGTTGAACTAGTCTCAGCTTCGACTACTGCACCGGTAACACCTGCACTACTAAAGATGCTGTAAGTGATACCAGAAGTAATGACAGTTGAACCTTGCATTACTTTAATATCAGATGTAATAGTAGCAAGATTAGAATTTAATGGTGTGCCAGCTGCTGAACAAGGCACAGCAGTAACTTCATCGGTAAGATATGCTGTAATAGTATCAGAGCCTTCACGCACACGATTAATACTAGTTGTATCTGAAAAGATTACAGTTCCTAGCGTAGTTGTAGCTGTTATGATGGCAGTTCTTACTGATTCACTGGTAGTCAATAAATTACGGATTTGTGTAGCACTTAGCGTTAGTGTGGTGCCTGTTCCCAATGCAACACTTGGTTGACCTTCAATCTGCCCAGTCCAATTGATAGTAGTGCCAGAGAAGTTAATAGTATCAGCATAATATGTAATAGCTGCTGGTTGATGTGTAGCTGTATTACTTAAACTTCCATTACGTGCTATTGAGATCAGAGGACTGGTGCTACTAACACGTAATAGTTGAGCAGTTGAACCAGCCGCACCTCGACGTTGCTTTACAATTACAAAGGTCTTAAAGATTGTAGCACTACCAGTTTTTGCAGCACGAATAGTTATATTAGCTAAGTCAGCTGTGACTGTGTTTATACTAATACGTCCATAATTAGCACCACTAGTAATGTTCAATGATGCAGTGCAACCAATGGCACTATCAATTGTAAGCGTATAAGTCTCGGTAATCGCACTACTACCAGAAAAGATCTGAATTTGACTATTGATAGCAGCTAGATCAGCTGATTGATAAGTGCCATCAGATGCTGCAGGTAATGCTGCAACTTCATTGGACAATATAGCAGTGATGCCCATGACTCCATCAGCACCCTCACGTAGTCGATTAATAGTCTGCTGATCAAAATAAGTGATACCATTAGAATCAATTTCAGCATTAATAATAACATAATCTTTGTCTCCGAAACTACTGTTCAATAATGTGGCTGTATTTCCAATGACATTCAGAGCAACACTATTATTGAACTGATCTACAGCACTAAATGATACACTACTACCAGTAATATTATTAAGTTCAGCAGTAAATTGAATCTGCTGTGGCAAATATGAAACTGCATTTGCATCAGTTTCACCTTTAAGTCTAATAAATGTGTTTCCGCTTGCAATTAATTTAAGACTACGACTATCAGAGCCATCAGCGCCGGCACGTAATTGTGTAGCCAGAACTTTTGTTGTGCCAATGTCATTAACTAATCCAGAGCTGTTTTTATAGCGCACAGTTACAGCGAGACTTTGTTGTAACTGATTTAGATCACTGATTGTCCAACGAATTCGATCATTCTGCGTATCATATATAGGAGCACTTAATCCTAATTCTGCACTATCATATGTAATATTAGTCACTCGCCAGGTATTGATTTCCTGTGTTTCATCAGTTGTGGCAGCACTAAGATTAAGCATAGTCGTGCCAACTCGTAATACTAAATCTACAACTTGACCTGTAACAGGATTTAGTCCCTCGCTATCAGTTGGCACAACAACTGTAGCTGGACTCCATTCAAATGCAGTAGCCAATGCTTGTTCATTAAGAATAACACCTGGTGTCCAATTTACTCCTGAACTAGCTGAACTTAAAGGAGTTGTTAGACTTCCGATTTTAGCACGTGCTTTAAAGAAATACTGCCCTTCGGGTAACCCTGTAACCTGCAAATCATGACTACTGTCAGGTTGGAATATTCCTGATTCGGGACGTAGTGTATTATAATATGTATAAACGCCACCGGCTGTAGTGTTACTAATAAAGAACTCAATATTATCATATACTCTACGTGTAGGCACAACAGCACGAACTGAGAAACTAGGCACTGTGGCTACTGGGTTATATAAGTCATCGGGAATGGTAGGCACATCTAATGCCTGCAACTGTCCACTTGAATTTCTACGTGGAATATCCGTATTAGCCACAGGTTCAAATTGGTCGATACTTTCATCTGTATATACATCTACATTGTATTCTAATGCTGAGATCTCTACTTGAATCTCAGCATCATCAGTTTCAATTTCTCGCACACGAGTTACACGAAATAGTTTTAAGTCCCAACCTAAACTACTATTGGTTACACTAATGACATCTCCAGCATCTACTTGCAATGCTGTATAGTTGGCATTGAAAATTGTCACAATGTCTTCTCGTGCTTGTTTTAATTCTAACAAACCAATTCTAGTTGCTTGCACACGATTGTTTACTAAATCTAATGATAGATTGAGCGTATTTTCTGGTTCATTTAGATTTAGTAATTCGGGATTTGAATCAACTAAACTTTCACGAACAGTATGATTCTGTGATTTAATAGCAGTTTCAGGATAGGTCACTGCCATTGCATTATAATTACTATTTAGACTGGTAGTGCCTACATTGATACCAGAAATAATATTTGAATCATCAAAATTAAATAATTCAGTATTAAGCGATACTGGTCGATTTGGAACAATGACCCATAGCCCTAACTTAGGGTTCCAGGTAGTCCATGAACCAGAAGCTAGATTGATCTTCCTAATAGTATCACGCACCGTGCCACCAGCAACTAAACCATTAACACCATATCTAACACCAGACTGATCAGCTCCGGCTGAATCTCGGTAAGTGGTCAGTTCCTCACTAATCACAAATAGACTATCTGAATTGGCTTCATTGATACTTGAATTAGTATCTACACGTGCAATAGGAATGCCAGCACCATACCGACTATTAGTCATGTAATCATACCATACGGCTCCTGGATTACTTAGACTATTAGTCAATTTGAATGTCATTTGCGGCATTGAAACATAACCCAATGCAGCATTATATTTCACACGCACAATAGCAAAATATAATCCACCAAATTGGTTTGTAGTAGTGAAGCCAGGCACAATGCTATCAGCAGTGCCACTAAGTGCACCAAAGATTGGAGTTGTTCGTTCTCTATAGACCCATACATCTATATAACCAGCAGGGTTAGTATCTAATGTTCCATCAGCAGATGTTGCATTGATTACATCACTTTGCCCTGGAGTAAATGCCAATAATTGGTCACCCATATATACAGCATCTACGGCCACAGTGCCAGTATCAGTGATCTCACTAAGTGCATATATGTAATACATGCTCTGACTATCATTGCTAATTCTAGCATCTACAATGATTCCAGGCACATAGGAAGTGCCATATAATACAGGCACTACATTATCAGTGCTTGGTGTCACTGTGATCTTTGTGCTAGTAGGTTCCGGAGGAGCAGTATCTAATTGACTCTGAATCACTGTTGATCCAGTTTGATTATTAACTACTGTAGCTGTGTTAGTAGCAATTACTGAAGTTGATAAATCAGTAATTGCCCCTTGTAATGTATCTGCCATATCTATAAATCCTTAAAGTGTTGCGGTGGCTGCCGGAGTCCAACCAAAATCAAATGTAGTTCTATTAAGAGCTACAATGCGATCCATTGAGGTATCGCCAGGGTAAAATCTTTTCTGATCAGATGGGCGTGTATGTCTACCAGCATTCTGTTGTTCTAATAGACTATGTGTGCTAGAACATACAATACCGACAGTCTGTGCATTATCGCCGGAACCCCAACTATCATTAATACTAAACGCAGTCACATATCCATCATATCGCAAATAGATTTGATTAGTTAGTGGCTGTCCAGTAGTTATGTCTAAGAAAACACGATACACTTGCACCGCACTGCCTTTGATAGGAGTAGCCAGGACCAAGCTGATGGCATCACTATCAATGCCACTTAAACTAATAGTCATATCTGCGTTTGATGCAGAAATATCATCAATGATATCACTTGTGCTTAACAAATTGCCTAAAGGTAAGTATGTCTCAGTTTTATAAGTGATGGGTGCATAAATGTTGCTGATACGATATATCTCAGAGCCAGTATCAATACGCACAATGGTAGCATGAGTAATTGAGTTATTATTAACTGCTGTAATTGAAGTGCTCATAAAATACTTTCTACTAGAACAAATTCACCAGACCAATTAATTAAATCGCCAGCTTCAATTGTAAAATCAGGTATCTGCGTAGCAATTACTCGCCAGGTGACTGCTGAACCTACTAATAAATTTCGACCAACAGGATCATAACCAGGTTCATTTACGCGGCCACGATGTAATTGTAATGTGATACTATTTCCACTCCCACGAACTACATTACCTGTAACTGTATAAGGATAGCGACTATCAGATGGTTGAATTAAATCACCAGCTGCGAATAATACAGTATTAGTATCTACAGTAGGTAGATTACTAATTGTAATTAGTTCAGATCCTACATCCCAATTAGAAACTTGTATCAGATTTAATTCAGTCTGAGTCAATGCTCCTAGATATCGCGTGATATAATTCATACCAGGACTATCAGCTAAACTTATCTGAGACTCGACTAATCGATCTACATGTGAGATCTGTTCCAACACTCCACGATTGGTGCTGTATCTCAGACCATTATGCATTGTGACAACAAAAGTCCAGATACGT